CTACAAATACCCCTCCTTACACTAATGCACCTACAAATACCCCTCCTTACACTAATGCACCTACAAATACACCTCCTTACACCAATGCGCCTACAAATACCCCTCCTTACACCAATGCACCTACAAATACACCTCCTTACACCAATGCACCTACAAATACACCTCCTTACACCAATGCACCTACAAATACCCCTCCTTACACCAATGCACCTACAAATACACCAACATTACCACCAACTTTAAATAGTGATATTTATAGAACTTGGTATACAAATTCTTATCCTGGATCTTTGTTTATAAATATAAATGGAAATAATACAGCAGTTTTAAGTATATGTTACCCACCAGATCCAAATAATAGTAGTTATTGTCAGGATGCATCACATTTAACTAATTATAATGGAAATATAGTTATAAAAAATATGAATGAGTTTATTATTCCTTGGTCAGGACTAAATACTTTAAATTATAAATATAATGGAGATACATTAACGGAATATAATGATAGTTCAATACTAAATAATACTTATTATAAAACCCCACCATTACCACCAACATTTCCTCCTACATTACCTCCAACATTACCTCCAACATTACCTCCAACATTTCCTCCTACATTACCTCCTACATTACCTCCTACATTACCTCCTACATTACCTCCAACATTACCACCAACATTACCTCCAACACTGCCTCCAACGTTAGCTCCAACGTTAGCTCCAACATATGGTCCTTTAAATAGTGATATTTATAGAACTTGGTATATAAAAAATTCTTATCCTGGAGCTTTGTTTATTAATATAAATGGAAATAATACAGCAGTTTTAAGTATATGTTACCCACCAGATCCAAATGATAGTAGTTATTGTCAGGATGCATCTCATTTAACTAATTATAATGGAAATATAGTTATAAAAAATATGAATGAGTTTGTTATTCCTTGGTCAGGATTAAATACTTTAAATTATAAATATAATGGAGATACATTAACAGAATATAATGATAGTTCAATACTAGTTAATACTTATTATAAAACATTATAAATTATATAAATAAAAATAAAAAATATTAAAAATGATTTTTTGTAGTATATTTGTCTTTAATTTAAAAAAATGAGCGTATCAAAACATAAACAGAATCTTATCACAAAATATTTCTACAGAAGTGATAGAAGTGATAATAATAGAGATAACAAAAGTGATACTTGTATTGATATAGAGAAGAATGAAGTATCTATATGTATTGATTCTTTGATAGAGAATACATATGGTTATAATGATAAGACAGGAAATTGGCATTGTTTAGAGTGTGGAGATAATATGGGAGATAATCCAAGACAGTTGTGTGGCAAAGGATATTGTTATAATAATATATAATTATAATAATCAAAATAATCAAATGAAAAAATTATTCATTTAACTATAATACTTATAATAAATAATAAAATGAAAAATAGTAGGATATATCCTTTACGTACAGCGTCATCTATATGGAAAATAAAACTATATTCAAAGCATATATGTAATGATATGTGTAAATTTGCCTATATACAAGAAGATTTGCCAGATAGAACATCACTTATGTTTATAGTGGAAAATCCAGATTATATAGATGGAAAATGTCCTTTTAGTATGAAACTAAATCCATCATCTGTACAGATGAGCACTTTTAATAAAATTGATCCTTATACAATAGATGGGGAACTTCTATTCTATAATAATATAGTGATACCAGATACTCAGATTTATATAAATATATCATTTCCATTAAAAGAGTCGAAAAATATAAGAATAACTTCTGATAATCCTTTAGGATTTTCTTTATCGTATTTAATAAATAAAATAAAAAACTTAACTAATTACTTTGAATTAACGATTTAATTACTTATATTGTAATTAATAATTTATATTTTTTAACCAATTAACAAAGGCAAAATTATGGCTTTAAATTTAGATGCTATCAAAGCAAAACTTAACCAATTAAACAAGAGTGACGAAAAGAAAAACAACTTGTGGAAACCAGAATCTGGTAAGACACGTATTCGCATCGTTCCTTATGTACACAGAAAAGACAATCCGTTCCTAGAATTGTATTTTCACTATGACATCGGCAAGAAGTCAATGTTATCTCCAATCACATTTGGTAACGCAGATCCAATCGTAGAATTTGCAGACAAACTAAAAAAGACCGGAGATAAAGAAGATTGGCTAATGGGTCGTAAGATTGAACCTAAAATGCGTACCTATGTTCCTGTAATCATTCGTGGTAAGGAATCTGAAGGTGTTAAATTTTGGGGATTTGGTAAAACAATCTATACGGAATTGCTTTCAATCATTTCAGATCCAGATTATGGTGACATTACGGATTTAATGAATGGTCGTGATATTGATGTAGAATTTACACCAGCAGAAGGCGGAGCTTATCCAAAGACTGCAATTCGCGTTAAGCCAAATACACAACCTGCAACCGAAGACAAAGAGATTGCACAAAAAATCATGAATCAACCTGAGATTACTGATTTATTTCCAGAACCATCATACGAAGAATTAGAAAAAGCATTAGCAGAATGGATGAATCCAGAAAATGCAGATTCAGATGTTGAATCAGACGATGAAGAAGAAGAAGCTCCAGCACCAGCAAAGGCTGCTAAACCAGCTGCAACTAAAAAAGTTGATAATGTTGCTTCTGCATTTGATGATTTATTCAACAACTAACAGTGAGGTTATAAAATGGCAAAGAGTAAAAGTAAACTGGAAATAGAAGATGCTCTAGCATCAACATTGGCAGAAAGTATCAACAAGCAATTTAAAGGTCAAGCACTCAAAACTGCATTCTTTTTAGATGGCGATGAAGATGCTCCAAGCAATGTAACAGAATGGGTATCATCTGGTTGCTCGATGCTCGATTTAGCAATTTCAAATCGCGCCCATGGAGGTTTTCCCGTTGGGCGCATCACTGAAATTACCGGATTGGAAGCATCTGGTAAATCATTGTTAGCTGCACACACATTAGCAGAAACGCAAAAGAAAGGCGGGTTGGCAGTATACATTGATACAGAAGCCGCAGTAAGTTCCGAGTTCTTAACAGCAATTGGCGTTGATTTAAAAACAATGCTTTATGTTCCTTTAGAGACAATTGAAGAAATTTTTGAAACAATTGAAACTATTGTTGAAGGAGTACGTAAATCAGACAAAAATCGTTTAGTTACAATTGTAGTGGATTCAATCATGGGTGCATCTACAAAAATTGAAATGTCAGCTGAGTATGATAAGGATGGTTATGCAACTAGTAAATCCATTATATTATCAAAGGCAATGCGAAAAGTTACCAATTGGATTGCAAGAGAACGTATTTGTCTCATATTTACCAATCAATTACGTACCAAAATGGGTGTATCATTTGGCGACCAATGGACAACTGCAGGTGGTAAAGCAATTCCATTTCATGCTTCGGTTAGATTGCGTTTGAAAAATACCGGAATGATCAAAGCTAAAGTAAGCGGTGTAGAACAAGTTGTAGGTAGCAAAACAGAAGTACAGGTAGTTAAAAACAGGATGGGGCCTCCACATCGTAAAGTCAATTATGAAATCTATTATGATTCTGGAATTGACAATTATGGTGGTTGGTTAAACATCATGAAGAATTTTGATATTGTTAAACAATCAGGTGCTTGGTATACTATGGATGACGTAGATATTGAAACCGGAGAATCGTTTGGCGAATTCAAATTTCAAAGCAAAGATTTTGTGGAAAAGGTTATTAATAACCCAGAAGCAAAAGAAAGGTTATATCAAAGAATATGCGATGCTTATATCTTCAAATATCAAGCCGGTGTTGATGGTGGTATTGATGACGTTATTGTCGTAGATGAAGTTTATGATGAAGAATAAGTATCAACAGTTATTCAAAGAGTTACAAAAAGAAAAGAGTTCTGCTCCGTCAAGTGTCAATGATCATCTCATGGTGTTTGACGGGCTGAACACTTTTATTAGAAGCTTCGGCGCAACTCCCGCATACAATGAAGATGGCGATCATATTGGCGGCATTACTGGATTTTTATATTCGGTAGGTAAAACCATACGAGATTTTAAACCAACTCGATGCATCATTGTTTTTGATGGACGCGGGGGCTCTGCACGAAGAAAACGTATTTATGGTGACTACAAAGCAAACAGGGCAAATAAAACAAAGTTGCGCCGTCACGATCATCATGAATCTACTTTGGAACAAGAACAAGAATCAATGCGACATCAATTTAGTCGTTTGATTTCTTATTTAGATAATTTGCCAGTTACATTTATTTCTATGGATGGTATTGAGGCAGATGATACTATTGCATATATTGCACAAATGTATGAAATGGAATGCAAAAAAATTACCATTGTATCTACAGATAGAGATTTTTATCAATTGGTAGATGATCGTATTCAAGTATGGTCGCCTATTAAAAAGAAAATGTATAATGTAGATACTGTGCAAGAAGAGTTTGGAGTACATCCTGCTAACATGGTTATTTACAGATCATTTACGGGCGATGCATCAGACAACATTCCGGGTGTCAATGGAATCGGTCCAAAAACTATATTGAAATTGATTCCAGAATTAACTAATGCAGCACCATATTCAACACAGCAATTGTTTGACAAAAGCACGGCATTGGTTAAAGAATCTAAATCATATCAAAAAATTCTTGATAATAGTCGCATCATCGAACAAAATTATCAATTGATGAATATCAAATTGCTTGATATACCAGCACAAACTGCAACTAAGATTCGAGGTATTATGGAAGAGCCTATACCAGAATTAAATCGTGCTGAGTTTCAACGATTATTCTATGAAGATAAGATGTGGGCCATTATGAAGAATTTACCGGATTGGTTAAACAATACTTGGTTGTCTTTAAATGCATTTGCAAAACAAACACACAAATAATTTGATTTTAACAACGTTTTTTATATAATGGTTATATGACCGATAAACTTTCTGAGTATGGTTTTGGCTTTCAAGTCAAAGTTATAGCCGCATTATTTACAGACCGAATATTTTTACAACAAATTGCAGATATCATTCAAGCTGATTATTTTGAATCAGATGCAAATAGTTGGTTGTTAGAAATTGTATTAGAACATTTTAAACAATACAAAGCTCCTCCTTCTAAAGATGTACTTAAAGTCAAAATAACAGAAATTGAAAATGACATCTTAAAAACTGCAGTATTAGAACAATTGAAAGAAGTATTCCGATACATGGAATCAGATGATCTTTCTTTTGTAAAAGACGAAATACTTAAGTTTTGCAAAAATCAAGAAATTAAACGAGCCATAATGGATTCGGTGTCGTTACTCAAAATGGGTAACTATGATGCCATTAAAAGCAAAATGGATAGCGCCATGAAAGCGGGGGCTGATACTGATATCGGATTGGATTATATTAATAATGTAGCTGCTCGATACAATGAAGCTGCTCGACATACAATTACTACGGGTTGGGATGTTATTGATGATTTAATGGATGGTGGATTAGCTCCAGGTGAATTGGGAGTAGTAATGGCTCCGGCAGGTATTGGTAAATCTTGGATGCTTATCAATATTGGTGCTAATGCAGTAAGAGCAGGTAAGACCGTTATACATTATACATTAGAGCTTAATGAGAACTATGTAGGGCAACGTTATGACTCGGTTTTAACTGGCATAAACGCACAAACACTCAAACATCATCAAGAAACGGTGGAAGAGAAAATGCAGACTCTAACAGGAAATTTGATTGTTAAATATTATCC